GGTATACCTGCCATACATTGTACCCATAACTCATGACCACTATGTTCAGTCTTTTTACCTAAACCTAGCTGTTGAGCTACATAATCTAGCTTATTAGATACAAATCTAAACCTACCTTTAGCTACAGTAAGTAGGTCAATCTCTTTAAATGGTGCAGGAGGAAACATGCCATGTAATAAGAATTCTTTATTAAGTGAAGGTATGTCAAACCGTTTACCATTGTAATGGATAACAGCATCAGCTTCGTCAAGAAGCTTATGAATTCCTTCTAGCATTTTCTTTTCACCTGACTTTTTAACAGAGTCAAACATCATCTTCTTGTCACCTAGCCATTTAGCTGCATAACACATGACATAAGATGATTCTTGCAATTGATTGATACCAATGTTTTGATCCCATATTCCCCAAACATGTGCTACGTTAGGAGCCATTTCTATATCTAAAAGTAATATCTTACTCATTTACGATCCTCCGAAGTTTCTACATGTATGATTCTTAAATCATCAGCAGATATGCCAGGAAGACCATTGATAAAGTCTTCCATAGCTTTGTCTTTTGCGATGTTTTCATTAGGGACATGAACACGCAATTCTTTTTCTAATCTGATTTTAACCCAGTAATTTTGTTTGGCCATAATTAAAAAGAATGATGATAGTAGTAATCAATCAGTCCCCCAAATAAAAATAATTGCTAACATAACTAACATAATCATTTGTATTTCATCCTTTCATCAAGCATTAAATCTGCTAGTCTGTAAGCTTCTGCAGGAATGTCATCACGCTTTACATGATCTGCTTCTAATAAACCATGCATAGCTTCTAATGCTAGGTAATCACGTAAGTTCATACCTGTCCATATTTGTTTGTCTTTATCTTGACACGGGAAAGCAGGTGAGTTGCCTTTACTCATTGTACTTGTCCTCCTTCTTGTTTAAATAAATCTAGCTCTTGTTGAGCTACATCTGTTGCAATACTAAATACTCCACGTCTGACCAATTCCTTGATAGCTAAGTCCATTAAAAATGAAGCTTCATTAGCATCGACATGGAAATCAAAGTCCAAAGACCCATCACTGTTTTGTACACAATTGCTTATAATCATTTAACCAATCCTTTCTAAAATCTAACCAAAGGAATCCATTGTCTTCAGCCCATTTGGAATAGGTAGTCTTGCTTTTCTTGTTTAGTTTATTATCAGGATTCATAAACAAAAAGATAATTATAGTATCAGGATGTGAGTCCCTAAACCAAATCATCTTTTGTCTTGTATCTAAATCCAGTTTTCCTTTTGCTTCTAGGTAAATCTTTCTACGCCCTGTTTTAAAGTCTGGAATGTAAGTCCGTTCTTTTTCAGGTTGTATATATTTAAACTTATCTGGTTCGTACTTAACTGAGGGAAATTCCTTTTTCAGTACTGTCCAAACTTGTTCCTCCAACTTGCTCTTGAACGAGGGCATTGAATCTATCCTTCCAGTCTTCGTTATCTTTACGTCTAATCCACAATACTCTAGCATTCATGATAAACTCTTCATCATTGCTATAAGCATTTCTAACAGCATCAAACATTTCTTTTTCAGTAATACATCCAGCTAATAACTTTTCTGCTTTCTTAGGGCCAATCTTTTCGATGCCCTTGATGTTATCAGCTCTATCACCAGTTAAACATTGGATATAAAAATGACGTATACCTGACTCTTCAGTAACAGTTATAAACTCATCTTTAACAAAGTTATAATGACGACCAGGTATCATCAACAGATCTTTATCTATAGAACAGATAATAGTATCTTCTGTTTGATAGATACCCATGGCATCATCTGCTTCTTGTCCATCTATAACTTCAGCATTAAAAGTAGCAATAAGATACTGCCTTGCAGCTTCTAACCAAAAAGGTTTTTCTTTAGGTCTGTGAGCTTTATACTCAGGATATACAGTATATCTAAAGTTATCTTTACCAGTAAGGAAGAGACGATACTCTGTCGCTTCAGTATTAACTAAAATAGAATCAACTAAGTCTTCTAGTCTAGCAAATACAAAGTCTTGAGCATCGTCTTCTTGACACGTACAGGCAACCCTGTAAGCTACAATATCAGCATCTATAAGTGCTTTCATTATACTGGAATGTCATCCTCTAAATCATCAAAGTTAACTTCCTTTGTAGGATTAGCATCCTTTGCAAATACATAAGCTTCAAACTCTTTAGCTGTTGCAATAACATCAGCTACTTTAGCACCAGTACCTAATAAGTCTACCGCAGTGGAAAGACTGCTCTGACGAATGATATAGACTTGTCTAGCTGCACGTTCTTCTTTTGTTTCATAGTTACTTCCTGTAACTCTACCACCTGCTTGTTGAGGTGCTTTTGTTTGTGGTGTAGCCACTGATCCGTCTCCTCCAATACCTGTCCATTGCCAATAACCATTTGCATCCTTTGTTGTAGTTACGTTTACTTGAGCACCTTTTTCTAGTTCTTTAATATAATTAAAAACAGAAGGATTGCTGAAAGACATAAGCTTTTTATTAGCTACTTGTCCTTGCTCATTCTTATAAGTTACTTCAATAGATTGATAAGATCTACCATTTTTTGCTGCATGTGTATTTGGTGCACCTACGTCTACAATATTAATTAACATTTATTATCTCCATGTTACCCCAATTAGGCCCTACTTGACATTCTACCCTCATGGGAAGGTTAAATTCTACTCCAAACAATTTCTTAAAGTTTGTTGGAATATCCGTAAAACATTTATCAACTAGTCTTACTATACTAATATTATCGCATACTTTATCATTAAAGTCAACTATAATAGAATCATGTACAGTATTGATTAGCTTAACATCTTTCATACCTTTAAGTCTATTAGCTAAAGATACTCTTGCTATTGCCATTAAGTCAGCCCCAAGACCTTGAACTGGATAATTCAAGATCTTAGTGCGAGGCCACTTAACTTTGCCATACTTTACTTCTGGCTCATAGTTATAAACTCTGCCAGTAGGCATCGTTAATTTTCTATCCCTCATAGCTTTTGCCACAATGTCTTTATGCCATTGACCAAGCCCTGTATACTTGTTATAAAACTCATCAATAACATTTTGCCAGAAAGATTCCGAATTAGATACATCAGTGAAATTAGTATCGTTAGCGTAACTATAAGCGGAACCTCCGTAAATAAGCCGAAACACAAAAGTTTTAGCGATAAGACGACTAGGTAAACCAAAACGAGTTTGATTATCAGTATGCTGGTCGACATTGTTCCATATCTCATCGTATGCTACTTTGTCTTGACTTAAGTATGAAGCACATACCCACTCAAGAGCCTTTGCATCCGCTTGTAAGAGCATCACATTCCTTTTGTTTTTCTGCTACTTTAATTTGTTCAAATGCTTTTTCAGCACCTTGTTCGTTAAACTCTTGTACATAATTATTAGTCATATCTACTCCTGAATAATGTTTTAATTTCGCCATCAAAGTTTTGTAGATTTGGTTTACTTGAACTAAGTCTACCTGTTCTAGCCACACATTGATTAAGCTGTCCGTGTAATCTTCCTTCATGCCAGTTCATCTCCTTTCTTAAGTCTACTAAACCTTTATAGTAAGTGGACAATCTTTTTTCTAAGACTGCCCTATGTAACAATAGTTCTATTACTTCTTTAGCTTTCTTGTTACCCTTTAAAGATTTAAGAGTCTGTTCATCTGTTGAGAAGAAACCTTCTTTTTCTAGTTCAGATCCTTTTAAAGGATTAACTAATCTATCAAATGTTATTTCATGTAACACCCACCTTTCTTTTGCCTGCCCTTTACGGGTTCCTGTTTTAAACAGGCCAATAGTTTCCCTACGTTTGACTTTAATAATGCCGCCATACAGAAAAGCAGATAAATGCTCTGTACTATTAGGATTAAAATCCACAAGGGAATGGTATTCAAAAAGAATATCGTCAATCTTTTTAATTTGTTCCTGCAATTCTTCTGCCAACACATTACTTTGTTTTTCATCAAACAACAGTCCATTGTATTCCATCTCCTGTAATATTAATAGGTCTTGGTTATGAAGACTAATAAGTCTTTGCATAGTTTTTGCGGAAGACGCAAATTCTTCTAGCTGTTTCTCATATACCTTTTGCGTTAACTGCAAATCTCCTATAAGATATTCTTCTAAAATATCTTTAGGAATGTTAGGTGTATCTATCTTGTTGCTCCAATATTCTGTAGCAACAACATCAAGTTTGCTACCCAGATCATAGTAAGCAGAGACACTGTTAAGACTTGGATAGGGATATTGTTGTCCTGTAAGTACAAAATGTACCAACTGACAATCCCAAATACGCTTACCCACAAAGTTAATACCATACTTGCGAAGCCAATGCAAATCAAACTTAATATTAAAGCCAACCAATATCTCACTCTCATCTATTTCCTTTTGTATTTCATCAAGTTTATGGCGATACGGTTCGTCACCGTACTCAATGCTAATGGTACGGGGAATAGAACCGAGGAGCCCAACATAACAAAGTTTATTTGTTTCGTCAAAGGGATTTCCTTTGTTACTGATTGTTGTTTCTACGTCTAGTATTAAGCTGCGCAATCACCTGTTCCTTGGTTAAGTGGATAGAATTTATTTACTGCTTCAAGTAGGTCTTCATTCTCTTCTACATAGTCTAGTATATCAGCTATGTCTTCTTTAGTCAAATCTTTTCTTACTAACAATACAGTTTCTATACTCAAAATAAGCACTCCTCTAATTTAGATAAATCAATCTTAGGTTCTTTATACAACACAGTACCACTGGCAGGATAGTCAAACCATCTTATGATTGTACCATCCCAATCTAGTAATACCCATCTAGTCCATTTAGATATCTTCATACCTTGCAATCTCTGGTTTAATTAACACTTGTGTAGAGCCATGACGTAAGTCTGGCATAGTATCTGAATCACCAATAAGTTTATTTTTACTGATGTTAAAATACCTAGTACGACTAGTGTTATCTTGTTCTTTACCTATTCCCAAGATCCAGTCAGCTTCTCCTTGTTTCGCTGTTTTAGAACCGTCAACCATGTCCATGGTAAGAAATAGTTTACCTTCCGCATCACCGTTTGCTTGGGACACTGCGATGACTGGTGCGTATGTTTTAGCAATCTCTCTTGCCCATTGATAAATCTGTTTGAGTTCAAGGTCATTACGTTCTCCTTTAAATCCACGTATCTTATCAATCTGATCGAAGATAATTAACGCAGGGTTATAATGTTTAAGTACAGCTTCAATCCTGTGCTTGCTACTAGAGTCTTCAAAGTCAAGAATCTTTATTCTATCTTGTGTAAGTTCTTCATACTTAGCTTGTTTAACTTCATCATTGGTAAATAGTTCTTTGATGTTAAGTCCGAGTGCTGCTTGGAACACTCGTATTCCCACTTTATTTCCTTGCTCTTCATTGTTAAACCAAAGGATATCACCATCAGTTTGATTGACCATGTTCGTAATTTCTGATGCAAGGAACGTAGTCTTTCCTGTTTCAGGGCGAGCAAATATAAAGCCGAAGTCCCCCTTACGCAAAGATCCAAGAGACTTATTAAGCCAGTCAACACGCCAACGTAGACCAGGTGTTTTAATCTGTGTTTCATACAACTCCTTTAAGTTCATTGTTACAGGTTTAATCTCATCAGTTTCAACTTCTTGATGTTCAAATTCATTGAACAAATCTAGTAATTGAGCAGTAGTTTTCTTACCTGATTCTACATCTAGTGCTGTTAATGCGACCTGCCCAGCAAGGGAGCGACGTCTATGTTCTTCTAACAGTCCTATT